TAGACATGTCACCACCTGACTCCATCAGGAAGTGATCAGCGAAACCAACAGCGAAGATAGAAACGTTCTGAATGAATGCATCTTCTGATGCACGAACGTGGAAGTTTCTCCAGTCATCCTTCCAGTAAGAATCACCCTTGGTGTGGTAAGGAACCGTAGCGAATGCATCAGTTAGTGATGCTTGGTTCCAAGTGTTAGAATACTCGTCGTAACGGATGAATGCTCTGTCATCCTTCTGCAACGAAACACCCGTGTACTGAGCGATAACCATTGATTTGAAACCAGTGGCTTTCAAACCATTTGCCCAGATACCACAAATACCCCACGTAGAACGGATGGAGCAGTTGAATACGTATGGTGATGCAGATTCAACAGAGTCAACTTCTGCTAGGGTCTGTGCATTACCACCTAGTGCAGGAGTCGTGCCAGTATCAATAGTATTACCTGATGCAATACCAGTACCGATTGCACTAACAACCTCTGCTACTTCATAGGTGAACTTACGAGGATCGTTCTCATCAATGCGTTTGATGGGGAAGATACCCTCAAGTACACTATCAACTTCAGTGTTAGAAATAGCAACAAACTGACCAGCAAAGTATCCGTGGTCAACCTTAGTGGTTACTTCAATCTCAGAAGTAGATGCAGGGATGCTAGGAATAGTCGTAGCATCGTTTAACTTCAGAGATTCAATAACTCTGGAGTCAGATAGAGGACCAACGATTCTGTTCTCTTGGACTCTGAAATCAAATTCGCCAGGATCATCAATGGTTGGTTGATATAGTGAGAAACCTTTAGCAATCTTTCTGTAGAAGAGACTTAGTTCCTCAGTATCTGCATATTCAAATACAGTTAGTTTGTGGTGAGAATAGTTAGGTGGTGCCTTCTTAGTGAAGTCATTAGGATCGTAGTAAACCTCACCAGTACCATCGAGGGAGTTGTAGAGAGGAGATTCTGCAGTGGTCTGACCATCCTTAATGGTGAACTGCCAGAAGTAACAACCACCAGTTACGTTAAAGATAGCAGAGCGAGGGATCTCACGTTCCGTTACAGCAGGGTCAGGAACATATAGAGGACGAACAACAGTACGGCGAAGGTCATAACCTACCAGCGAAGAACCTCTAGGGATGATAGCACCACCCTCAGTGTTGTTAAACTTGTAGAGGACGTTATCAGGGTTAGAAATATCGAGGATGCTACTATCAGTCCAAGCATTACTGCCTTGATCAAAACCGAATGGATCAATGCCAGTAGTGTCTGCAAGACCAGGACGGTTATCAATATAGTGAATACCAGGCATCAGCATAATGCTGAACTGGTCAAACCTATCGTTGTTTGAGCCAGGTAGGTAAGAATATCGTGCAATTTCTAGAAATGCTCTCTGAATACTCTTAAATGGCGTTACTGGGGAGTTGCCTCTATTAGATAACGCATCTGTCGCGTTGAAATCATCAGGAGAAACATAAAGATACTTACCAGTCTTACTGCTGATAAGGTTATCTAGACGTGTTAATGGCATGATTATTCTGACCCTGCGGTGTAAACTTATCCTCGGATTTATTTATACGCTAGGTGTGTACCGATCTTTCATGATGTACATCCTCATCAGTTCTTTTATGCAGATGTAGATATATCCAATCTGTTCTTTATAAGTTGTTCTATACATAACTCCTCCATCTGGACTCGAACCAGAAACCTATTGATTAACAGTCAACCGCTCTGCCTAATTGAGCTATAGAGGAATGGGAATATCCCCTACTCGTCAGCAGGGGAGGCTCAAGAGGGATCCCACCTCTCTCTCACATGGGTTGTTGCTCCGATTCTTTTTTCTCTCGGAAATGTGAGCACGGATGTCGCCAATCCGTTATGGAGAATAGGAGACTCGAACTCCTGACAGCCTGCTTGCAAAGCAGGTGCTCTACCAACTGAGCTAATTCCCCCTATACATTCTTGATGCCACAAAAATGAGAGATGCAATATCTACCTGAGTTATGCATCTCTCTATGTGTCATCGCAACTGGACTAACAGAATGTACGTCTGGAGATAAGAAAATAACACCACAGTTATTCTCTGCTTCTATCGTATAATCATACTCATCTAGTTTCAAGTCTCCACCAGTGAATGCCTTGGGTTCTTTCCAAAGCCACACTAATGTAGTGAACATAGCGACATCATAATGAGAACGATAGCGATCTCCACTATCATAGTAACTCAGTAGAACTGTCTCCCAGTTAGTGATCTTAATCATCTTAGATAGATGAATAGGATCCCATGCTTCCACCGCCTGTGGATTAAACACTACATTGTGCATAGCATTTACTATTGGGGATACTCCTACTGAGTCTCCATAATAAGGATAAAGATACAATCCAGAATTTTGCTTCAACAGTTTGTTGTCGAAGTGAGCGGATCCAGTTTCATCAGGAGGAAGTAAATGAGCATGCAGCACAGCAATCTCACTCCAAATTGATTCTAGTACCCTATCTGAAAATACATCTTTAATACGAAGGTGTGGTGTTGGTTCACTATGAAATGTTACTTTCATTGTCGAACGAACTGAAAAGGACCCCAGTCTGATCCCCACACTTTCGTATGATTGTCAACGTGAAGACCTCTATCCAAAACTACATAGTTCTCTTTCGAGAGAGTTACTTCGTTCTGAACATAAGTCTTTTGTGGACCACGTTGCACATAACACTCACAGGTGTCATTCTTGCCTTCAAAGACAAACTGACCTGTTTGCCTAATAATATTATCACAACCCTTGCGATATGTCAATACATCATCGGTTAGATTTTCTAGATTCTGGCACCCAATATACAATTGGGGATCCTTAATCTCATAATTTTTTAGGCGAAGAAATTCACCTTCATCAATTACGTCAATGACGAATTGCCTATAAGGACGATTCAAAAGATAGTTGTATGCTTGCTCACCGTAAAACCGATTACCTTTTAGTCTACGATGTACAACACGGATGTGTGCATAACGAGTTGGATGACTTTGCGCTTGACGCTTGTTAGCAAAAGTGCCTTCAAATAATTCAAGAAACGTGTTCATCGGGTAATACTTCAGGATTAACGAGATCTAATTCAAACAATACAGGGTGGCATTCCTCAGCGATCAAGTAATCAGAGAACCTAAAGATATCATCTAAGGTATACTCTTCATTAAGTGCTGCTTCGGAAAGTATCCACTTATCTTCTTTTTCATGCTTCTCAAGCACATCAAAAGCGAATGGCATGTTCTCTACATAATACATCAAAACTGGTTCATTGTCAACAAAAACGTGCTTCTTACTTATTGTGTATCTAAACTTTGCCATTTGCTTGAGTGTCAGTGATTCCTGATAATAGTATTTAACAGGAAATGCGAGTGGCGAGACTTGAACTCGCAAGAACGTAATGTTCGACAGATTTTAAGTCTGGTGTGTTTACCAATTTCACCACACTCGCGGTTCAACTCAGGTAATATAGCACAGATTTCCTGATACCGATACCCTATATCCGTCAGATGTGAAGAATGGTGCAACTGAATGGTTCAGACCAGCAGGGAACAATGCGAAGTCCCCTGCCTTTGCTTCAATAGGATGACTTACAATGCCACCTAACATATTACTATAGTGGAAGTTAAACCTACCACACTGTGGTCTGTTAGACTTCTTTGCAATTGATATCTCCGCCTCTTCTTCGTATGAGAAAGGAATGTCAACCCACATAACAAAACTGAATACACCACCATGATTGTGGATAGGATTATATTCTCCCTTCTGTTGATAGTTGACCCACATATGAGTCAAGTCAATAATACAATCAGAACTGTTCATCCTGATAGACTGAAGGTAGTTCCAATAATCAGCATACTGACGAGCAGCATACAAAATATATTGTCTAATCTCAGGGTCAATGGTATTAATATTGATCTGCCATTCTTCTTCTAGTTGTCCTGCTAACAAATGATTATGTGTTTTGCCATAGTCCTTTGCAACCAAACATTGATTACGGACTTTAGATAGAACACTATCGGGCATCTCATCAAAGACATACCCGTAGTTTGGCATCTCAAGGTGCTTCATTTAGTTGGTCGTGTTGGAGGTTCTGACAGTTTAGTGAATGATTGCTGTTTAATCCATGCCTTGAGTTCTGGAGTCTCTTCCCAACTCCACTCCTCTTCATGTCCATGCCTATCGATCTTCTTACTCGTTTTCTTCATTGGAATATTCCTCTAGTGTATCAAGTATACCATCAAACGAACTGATATTATCAAGGTCGTTGATTAATTTAGCAATTTGTGTACATACAATCGGTCGTTCACCTCTAGCAGCAAATGCCAGAGCATTCCGAAGGTGACCTGAAGCTTCGTTCAAGCTCTCGTTAACTCTGTTGCTTAAAGCCATTCTTTTCTTATCTCAGACAGTGTTATTCTACTGGTCTTTTGAGTTTCTGTCAATCCCTAAGGACTCTTTCCATTCTTTCCATTTAGGAATTACTTCAAAGAGATCTTGCTCTTTTTTCTTGTGCATCTTTTGATATTGATGAGCAGCAAGATTGTCTAAAAAATCGTTAGTCACGTTGTCTCCAATCGTCAGGTTTTTCTCTTTGGAACCAGTCTCTAATATCGTCTGCACTATCAAACCCCGTTCTGTAATTGGATGGGTCGGGGTCACCTAATCCCATCCTATTCATAAAATCATCCATAGAACCTTCTTGGATGTCTTGTGCTGCTTGGCGTCTTGCTTGCTGTAACCAGTCCCTAGCAGTTGTATGACGCTTGGCAAGTTTCTCTGCCCAGATCATATCGTCCAGTTGGACTTCCTCTTTGTTAGCAATCTTCTTACAGATGAATTCGAGGCGTAGTCTGTATTGAGTAGATAGCATACTTAGTCACGCAGTTTTAGTTCTAGATCTTCAAGGCGATGATATTCTGCATGCGCTCGCTCTTGGCGATCACACACAATATCGAGAATATCCCTCATAATGATATCGTTTTCAACGTAGTCGTCAAGGTACTGATCGACTGCTTCTTTCAGATATCTGTACCTATGCCATTCCTGTGAGTAGGGTTTGTAGTTCATGATAAAAGATCATTCAATAATATTTAGAGACATAAAAAAAGGGCACCCGAAGGTGCCCTCACTAAGTCATTAGGATCAGAAGTTGTACTTCAAACCTACCTTAGCACCGTATCCACGGTCGATATCGCTGTCGCCACTGCCAACGAATGAGACTTCACCATATGCACCCAGTGCATCGGTAACTGCAACGCCAAGACCTGCCTTACCAGAAGGAACAGTGTCAGACTCGCCACCATCAGGAGAGAGGAGGGTAGCACCGCCTTGGACGTAGTAGGAAGCAGATTCGCCCAGAGCGCCCTCGTAGCCTACGTGGAAATCTGTTGCTGCCCCAGTGTAATCAGCGCCCGTCCAACCAGCATTGGTTTCGACGTTGACGTAGGGACCTGCGAATGCTGCGCCAGCAGACAGAGAAAGAACAGCGGTTGCTGCGAATGCGGATTTGATCATTTTAATACCTTTAGTTTACTTGTGGAATGGTTACCCACAGATGGAGAACCGACTTGTGTCGATTGCTTGAATAGTATAGCAGACGACGCTGGATGCGTCAAGTGGGTTGTGCAAGTAATTGAGGCAGTTCCCTGATTTGCTACAAGGATAATTTATCAGGGTTAGGTCCGAAAAACAACCCCCCTTGTGCCAGTTTTCTATACGGATATCCTAACAGTCAGTTAAGTAAAATTAATGCACCCTTGATGTTGACCACACCGCCAGCAGTAATGTTCGCGATACCGCCTGCTGTGACTGAATAGTTGAGACCTGCTGTGCTTGTGATGAAGTCTGCTGAATCATACTTCTGTCCACCAATAGCAGTCTTGACAGAGTATGCTGAGTCTCTTGCTTTAATTAATGGTGGTACGCCTGGTCCACCAGCAACAATATGCTGCTCTACACCACCAATCCATTGCTTGTAATCACCTAAGATGCTCCAGTTGATATGACCTGGCGAAACAATGTTCTGTGATCCTCTAGGGTCAAACTGTACAGAGGTCTCTTCACTAACACCAAATGTCATCTTCTGACCTAAGATAGTCTCCTTATCTTGGTTAACTATCTTCTCTACTGTACCAGCATTCATGATAATAGCACCACCACCCTGTGATCCAGATTGAATATTGACTTGTGTCTTACCAATCAACAGTAGTTCTTCTGATGCTTCGATGACAATCTTCTGTGCTTTGATGAATCTAGTAGATCCAACACTCTGCTCAACATAATCACCATAACAAAGAAGATTCAATGCTTGCTTCTCTTTGTCATCACCCTTATTGAACTCTAGGTTTGCTCGCTGGTTATGCTGTGCTTGGTAACCCCAAGTCCTGACACATAGTCTACCGCTGCCAGGACCCTTCTCAGGGTTCCTCTGACCTGTGATTAGTTTGATACACCCCAAACTGTCTTGGACGATTGCGCTGTCTTCTGGACCTTCTATACGCAAGGCACCAGTCTGACCATCAGGTAGCATTCTCTCATAGATCTCTGATCTGGTGAGAGTGCCCTTGTACCACGTCCTAAATCTAGGATTATCCGACAGTTGTTGCTCCTCATTAGGAGTTGTCGGTTTGGCAATAGAAGTTGGATATTGTGATGCTGGTTTCATTATGGGCAATCAACGTAACGTCCAGTTCCAATCTTGGTAGAACCAATACTGGATAGTGCTGCAGTATCTAGACATGCTAGAGATGGTAATAGTTTAGCACCATAACCTCCACCACCTACGATAATAATCTCTGGGAATTTCTCATAGGTAGTTGTTTTGTCAAGTGGTCTTGCACCAATGACAAATCCAGTCTCTGGATCAATGATTGCTTCTGCAGCATCTTTAACACCATCAACATAGATGGTTGGTTCTGATGTATATCCAGCGCCTGGTCTCAATACTGTGTAACTATCAATGATGCATCTCTTGTTATTATCTCTCTGTAAGTTCTTCTTATATCCATATCCAGAAGATTTGATCCTGATCTCAGTCAAGAATCCATCTTTATCAAGGAGAGCAGTTCCTGTTGCACCAATACCCTCACCAACAATGAAGACATATGGTGCCTCTGCCCATGGTGAGCCAGGATTAGACACAGGGATATCAATGATACCACCATTTTCATCAGTGATGACATCTCCTGTATCTACAGTAGGTGGAACGAATGGTGCAATAACTGTGGAAGGATCATCACCAACACCCTCATCGAAGTCATCTTCATCTGATTCGGTAGTGATGACAACATCAACAAAAGCACCAGTTCCATTCACAGTGAATCTTAAGACTTCTGCATCTTCTACAACTCCATCTTCTTCTATACCGACAGTTGCAGATCCTTGATTGTTATTGATAACGCAACTACCATTTGTTAGTCCACCAATAATATCATCAGCAGTGATGCCATTACCAGTCAATGTGTAGTATAATCTGGTTCCATTATCAACATTTCTAGTGAAGATAGTATACTTGATGAACTCACCTTCTGGACATGTTGCTCTGTCAGCAGTGACACTGATCTGAGGATCTAGTCCAAGACCAGTGTTATCATCGATATTATCATCATTGTCATCTACTGGTGGAACTTCATCATCTCCAATAGTAATGAGATCTGTCTCTTCTGGAAGAATTGGTGGGAATGTCTCTTCTAGATCACTGATTGGATTTCTAGTTGGTCCTCTATATGGATCTCTAGATTCATTGATTATCTTCTCAGTGATAGTAACCGTGCCAATATTCTTCTTGAATCTAAGTTGAACGTCACTACCTTCCATTGGTGTGTTCTTTCTAATCAGAACCTTGAAGTCTTCATCTTGTTCACGCTCAATCGATGTGAGAGTTCTAATTTGAATATCTTTAAATGTTTCACCTGGCGCAAATCCAATGATATCATCGACAGGAATGTAGTCTAGGTTCTCTTCAGCAGTTCCTCTATACTTTAAGGTCTTTACCGTAACTGATGATGAGATCTCAGTAAATCCATTACGAGTAACCCTGAGACGTGCAATGTCTCCTTCATTTACCAAGACATCATCAATATCATATACAATTATCTTATCTTGTGTGACACCTTTGTTCTCGCCAGGTTCTGGTGTCTTAGGATCTGGAATAGTACCAGTAAATGATCCAAACTTAGGAACACCACCAGTGAATCCTATGGTAGTGATATCCAAACTCTTGCCCTTGAATGCATCACCACAAACATACTGAGTGTAGTCAGCACCAGTTGCTGGGAATAAGTTATCAATACTATCTAATAGGTCATCTAGGAAGTCACCCTCTTCTTTAGGTTTCTCTCCTCCGTTAGTACAGACCTGTTTAATTTCACTACATGTTCTGTCTGGTCCAGAACAACTAATACCTAGAAGATTTAGAACTTGGTTGATTGCTCCACCAAGGATATCTAAAGGTGCTGCGATTGCTCCTAGGATAGACTGTAGTGGACCTAGAACAGCGTTAAGCAATTCATTCATCAATGAATTGATCTTAGACATGATGCCGTTAACTAGTGCATCAACCTGACATGCAACAGACTGATAGATCTGTTGAATTAGACTCATTAAAACGTTAGTTAACCATGCCTCTAGACGATCTCCAAGATCAGCAATAGAGCAACCAAGGTTCTTTAACATGTTATTGAAGAACTCAGTAACAGGTGTCAAGGCATTACCAGTTTCTGAAGGGTGTAGTAATGCTTTGATAAGATCTTTTACTGCGTTAGTAAGTTTCTCAATAACAAATCCTTTTACTCTGGCAACAAACTCATTCACAACAGTCATTGCCTTATTGACATAACCTCTTGCGACACTGATGCCATCCATCAGAACACCACTTTGGGAATTTACAAGGTAAGTTCCAACGTTACCACCATTACTTTGTACAGCATTAAGAAACTCTCCCATGATGTTTGTCATCTGGGACATCATATCTTCTTCGTCGCATTTTTCTGCCTTGCCTTGGCACCAGTCCTCTGACTGTGGTGTACCATTCTTTAATGGTGCAATCTTTGCTGCTGGAACAGTTACCCTAGGGTTATCGTCTCCATCTTTTGTACCATCAGACAGTCCACCAGTAGAAGTATTCTTATCTGTTCCTTTCTGTGTTGGTGGACCGTCCTTTTGTGCATTAAGTTGTCCTACCGCAGTAACAAATGGTTTTGTTTCAGGTGTTCTCTCTACAAAGACCTTTGTTGCGCCAGGAGTTTGTCCAATAGAACCCATGATAATGGGTTTTTGTTTTTCGGTATCAATATAGAAACCCATCACCCAACAACCAATTTCTAGTTGTGGGTGTGCTCCTCCACCATTGCCAGGAATGAATGGCACATTCACAGGCATCATCACACTTGCCCATGGCAAATCGTCGGTCCCAAGGATCTCTGGATCGCCAGGATGATCCCCAACAATCCTTACCTTGAACCTGTAACCACCTTTGTTGTTTTTCTCATCAGCAGCGGTTCCTTCAATTTGACCAACCCACCAGTGGAAACCATCTTGTCCAATGCGCTGAGTTGGTATCAAGTTAGATAATACCTGATCCATATCAATTAATCATCGTAGACTAAACACTCAGGTTCAGATGGGTTTTGGTCGCAGTAGAGTTCGAGTGCAGTAGGATCGTGGTGATCTCCTGCTTCAATCTCTTTTTTATGGTGCTCAACATACTCTTCTAGATCGTGCAGTTCCTCCTCAATGTGACGACGCTGCTGGGGAGAAGTCATAGGATTCTGTAGAATCTCCTTATCCTTCTCAATATGCTTTTCGATGCTTTCCATAGGATAATTACCTCCGTGTTTTTATTTAGTACCGTGATTTGAATCTAGATCACCATAGGAATCTCTCATAAGTCTAAGTGTAGTAACGAATCTACCATTAGTTGACTCGGTTGAGTTGTAAGTATGAGTAACCTCATCAACTAAGTAGACTCCACTACTCTCTTGATCATATGGTTCATCCTTAGCTTGTACTGTTGGTGCCTTATTGACTAGTTTAATGTCAATTTTGTCACCTGCACAAATTCCTGAATTGCCAGGAATTACGACCTCAGCTAACTGATTCTTGAGTAGTTCATATCTCATAAGAGATTGGGCAGCATAGTGTTTGTGAAAATCACAGAACTCACTAGGACTTTCTGCTCCGTCTTCCTCATCGTATGAAGCAATGTCAGGATCGTTATACCAAGACTCGTGGTCTAGTATACTCGAAATTAACCTAGTTGGGTAGTCAGATACCTTTTTGTCAGCATCTGCTGTTTTGATGATGGATGGTTTATTTTGAGATCCAAGGTGAGACATACTGTCGTATGCATCTTCCAAACTATAACTGAATTCGTGGTATTGTCCAGTCGAATGATTGAAAAATACCATTAAGGAAGAATACTTGCCTTTTCTCATCGATTGCATAACATCCACTTCAGATCTAAACAATGCTTGAGAAATAGTGAATCTATCATCTGCACCATCTGACTGATTCGCTGGTTTTTCTACATATGGACCCCAAGTATCATTACTATTATTACTTAATAGTTTATCTACAGAGAAAAAGTTATATCCTCTCTTGGTTTCATAGAAAAAGAATCCAGCACTACCAGTAACCTTTTGTTTTTCGTTCTTAGATACGTTTTTGCTTGTAGATACTCCTCCTTTAGCAATAGACTTAACTGAAATGCTAGAAGCAATATCAAATGGTCTCCTATTAGTAGGAAGCATCTTAATTTTGAATTCTGTTGATTCTGAGAATAATTCTTTCTTAGATCCTAATTCTTGTAATACTTCATTGATAATAGCATCTCCAGTTCCTTCTAGAGGTTTTATCAATCTTACATATTCATTATTAAGTGCTTCTTCAGAAATCAAACCCAAAGTATATGCTTGCATCTGATTCTTAGCATAACGATTAGCAATCTTCCATACTAATAGATCGTATATAACTGGATCATCTTGAGTGCTAGTTTCAACAATGACTCTAACACTCTCTCCACCTTGAATAGGCAGATTGTTTAACAATCCAGCACTATCAGCAATAGTAAGTGTACCAGCGACGAATGGACTCGTTACACTCTCAACATATGAGAATGTATTGACCATCTGTTTAATCTCATATGCATCTTTACTACCAATAGCAGTAATAGAGACACTTTTCAGAGAAAAGTCAGTAATATTTTGGAATTCTTTCGCCATCTTAACTTAAAGTCCTAATTTTCAAGTCTTGGAATATAGATGTTCCAGTGCCATCCATACTAATGCCAGCACTGACACTATTAGGATTAACACCCTGTTGCTGGGTGCCACCAGCACCATAATAGTTATTGATGACTGTAGGAGAAGCAGAACCAAGACTAGGTTGCATAGCAATCTGTGCAGAAGTTGCCATCAAAGGAGTTGCTGTTGCTGGTGATGCTGGTTGTGCAGATACTGCTGGAGGACTAATCATGTCTGCCATACCAGTCAAACCAGCAGATCTGAAAATCTGTGCTTTTTGAGCATTTGTCATAGGTCCTGCCGTCGATCCATTCTGTGTCATTGGACCGCCACCACCAGCATCTGGTTCTGCAGCAATATGAGCGGAAGCACTTTGATTAGCACCAGCTTGTGAATCTGGAGTCAAATGTCCAACCCAAGTGTGTCCAGTGCCAGGAAGCATGCCAGTTCTACCTGCATTACCTGCATTTCTAACGTCTGTTAGTGGGAATGGAACTGGTGTTCCCCTAGGAACAAAGATGTCAACAGATCTTCCATCACCACTATGTGTATGCTGTGCAACTCCTCGTTCAATAATTCCCTTAATCTCACCGTCAGACATAGCAGGAGTGAATGTAGTTCCATCTGATATAGAAATATCAGTGAGACCAGAATTCAACATACTACGTACAACTGCTGCAGTATCGTTAACAACATCTTGTTTGGTTCCTGTATTCGTTTGGAAGTGTCCGTGAACATATCCAGCAGCGTTAACTAGTCTTCCAGATCCACCATCGGTCTCACCAAATGTTGCTAATCCAGTTCCTTCTGCTCTAGAACCTGCCGACGCTGACATAACCATTGGACCGCTAGTAGTAGCTGCTAGTGAACCACCTGCCATGAAATCTTGATCCAATCTATCAGAAGTACCACCTCTTAGGATGGACTGCTCTCTCATCCTTCTTCCCTTCAGATCACCATTATTATCACCATACAAACTATTCATTGCTTTAGCAATGTCTTCTGCACTACCAGTTTTAGCAGCAGGCAGAATTCTATCAGGAATACTACCATAGTTGTATGCTAGGGAGGTAAGAACTGCTCTAGATCTTGGATCTAATTTACCCCACCTATCTTCACCAAGTTGATTAATTGCTCTTTGTCTATGACTTGCTACATTTGCTCTAAATCCAGAAAGTGCTTCCTCTTTGGACATTGTATCGCCCTCTTGCACTGCTCTGCCATTTAGAGTCGTCTGACCATATCCAATTGTCCAAATACCTTCACTATCTTTATACGCTTTAGTTCTCAATCCCTCTTCACCAGCAATCAATGCTTCTGTGAGTTGCTGTTCATCTGCAGATGCAAACTGAGCAGCATTAGCACTACCACCCATCAGACTGTTTAATAAACCACCACCAGCTTTAAGTAGTCCACCAATACCTTTGATACCGTTAATAAGAGGTCCAAATACTATTTCTAGTGCCTTACCAAACATCTTGAAACCATCTTGGTTTTCAAAATATGTCTTGAGAGCGAATGATTGTACTTCAGCAAACTTTTTCTTTGCTTTTACTTGTGCTTCAACTAAACCTTCACCCATCTTGCCAAATACCTTGGCACCTTCTTTTCCTTCCAGTGGGAAGACACCTTCTTTCTTGTGACCTTCACCCATCAAACTCAATAGAGGTTTGGTGATGATGCCACCCATAGAGAAACTGCCTGCATCATTAGCACCAGTAGCAGCGTCAGCAATACCACCGCCAAGCATGGATCCACCAATGCCACCAAGCAATCCACCAATAATGGCGCCAGGAACGGCACCAACACCACCAAACAGAGCACCAATGGCAGCACCAGCAGCGGCACCACCTTTAGCACCTGCAAGACCACCACCAACACTAGCAGCAGTACCTACACCTGCCTGTAAGTTACTCTGACCTGACGCTTTTCTATCACCAAACTCCATTCCAGCGAACAAGAGTGATAGAGCACCACCCTTTGGTCCCAGACCCTTAGGAAGACCCAACTTAGGTCCTCCTTTAGGAAGAAGACCCCCCTTAGGAATACCGCCGCCAGGACGTACCTTAGGAATAGTGCCTTTTGGTCTAGGTGCCTTGAATCTAGTTTTAGGTCTGCGTCCTCCACGGCGTCCACGACGACCACCAAACAAGTCATAGGCATCTAATGCAGTACCGATGGCATCAAATCCATCTCCACCACCGCCGCCTGATCCGCCGCCTTGCTGCTTCTGCTTTCTCTTGATTTTTTCTGGTGATAGGAAACCAGAGAGATCACTGCCTTGTTCTAAAGATTTTTCTTCTGCTCTCGCTGCAGAACGAGACAACATTGTCTCTTGTGCTTGTATCTGCTCTTGCGCTATGTTACTATCATTCTTTGTCTGTTCTTTAGTAACATCTACTAACTGTACAAGTGCTTGAGTATTTCTATTGACTGCAGCAACAATATCAGCACCACTATCAGGTGTAATTGCTGGTCCTTGACTATTTCTCTCTACTCTACCTTCTTTAAATGCAGCAATTCTTGCATCTTTACTTAAGTAATCACCAGTATTGGCATCAATACCAGACTTGACTGCTTTATCAAAGAAATTGTCTGAATTTAGTGGTCTATTGCTTGTATTGATATTTGAGAATGTACCACCCTTTTTAGCAGTGCCAGGCAATCTAGGTCCGCCAGGTGGTAATTTCTTACCTGTTTTTACATCTATATTAGTGGGATTTTTCTCGGTTAAACCACCATTGCGATTTACTAAACCACCAGAAGGTGCTAAAAGACCTTTTGGTTGATTTCCAGTCAGCATCTTAGTTGCCGCTGGTGGCAACTTCTTTTGTTCACCCTGTTTTAACAGATTCTGAATTACATCGACTTTCGTTTCGATGACTTTCTGCTGTTTAGACAGTGGAAAGATTTTCTTCTTCAAAAGGTTCTCAAACCCCTTCTTCAGATCCTTCCAAAGAGGACTTTCGCCTGTTACTGGTGATGGTGTTAGAAAACCGTGTGCCATTACTGCCTTGCTGCTTTTTCTTGTTCTTGTTTAACCTGTTCTAGGTATTGCATGAGAAGACTAGTGTAAACTTGTCTTTCCCAAGGCATCATATTTTCAATTTCACTCAAATTATATTTATGATGCTGCATCAAGGCAAAATTAGTCTTGTAGTACCCCTCCATAGTCATATGGAAGAGTGCTATCCGAAAAAATTGGTTAATCCCTGAATAGTGAAGGTATTCTCAACACCTGTATTTGGATTATTGATCTTAATCTCGTGTTTTAGTACAGGTGCCTCTTCAAAGAACTTTCTAACATTCTCAAACTGCTTATTTGTCAATCCTTCGATAAATTGAACAAATTCCTTCTTAGAAGTCGTAGAACTGTCATATACATCTTCATTGTCGAAAATCTGATCAATGCAAGATGCCATAATATTAACAACATCATCATCTGTCTGATTTCTGCCAATAATCGAAACTTTGATGAATGCATCAAATGATGGATATTTCATCGTTACGCCCATTGTGTCAGAAAGCATAATTTTGTTAGAATGCCCTTCTGGTTTAGAAACTCTAACTTCTGTCAAATTGAGATTATAGCGAACTTGCGTTTCACCGTCATCTTCGCATGTTAGAACCATTTCGACAACTTCGCCAACTGATACAGCACGAATATTGAGGAAAATGTACTCTAAGTCAAACATCGCCAAATCTTCCAATTTGACACGAGATGTAATGCAATTCTTTAATAGAGTTTTTACAGCATCTTCAATCTGCTTCTCATCCTGAGATTCAAGTGCTAATAGTAGTAATTTTTCTTCTTTTACGACAAATGGACGATATTTGATTTTTTTGCCACTTGACGGAATTTCCAACTCATACGTTGGGAGTGCAACCTCTGGTAATGCCATAATGCCTAGATCAGTTCATATGTATATTTAGCGCGACTTTTTGACCCAAAAATTAGCGGGAAAAATTTTCCCCCTTTCATGGAACTGAAAAGTCATTTTTCACACCAATATACCACCATCTCCTACTATATCACTGAGAGGTACACCTTTATTGATTGCTTTACCTAAAGTACGGATGTCATTCTTCAGGACATAATGCCTCATGTAAGAGAACTGTGCTGTTACTTGAGTGATCTGACTGGATCCAAACTGTAGAGGAACAGCATCAACAGCATATGGATATGCTTTCTCCATAACGTATGAAATAGGTGCTCTTTCTGTAGGGGAGTTACCACCTTGCTCAGTCTTACTGATCAATATAGTACAAGCATAGTCATCACGATACTTGAGTCTAACAGTTCTGTTCTCTTGTCTTAGTGGACCGAATGATAGTGACTGAAGATCACTCAAACTTTTTGCATCTAGATCTGAACCTTCTTCATTGAAGATAGTATCAACCCAGTCTTGCACGAACTTCAATGCACTCATGTTAGCATCACACATGAATCCTAGTTGGAATTCAGTAAAGATTCTACTATGTGGATACTTAATCTGTCCAGCACCAACGTAAGGTCCATTGATCTCACCCTGTGCTGTGTTTGTATTGGGTAGTTGTGCTTCAGTACAAAACATCTCAAAGTAGTCTGTCGTCTGCCCACCTGGCGGAGTGATTGGTGGGTTAGCAAACTTTACAACAAAATTATTACTGAACGACATACCGCCGTTCGCTGCCATTGTCGTTAACAGACGATCTATTGACACGCTAAATACCTATGTTGGTCACTTTATATTTATGGCATACTCTGGGATTTATAAACCAATTCATCCTAAGAAGTATCGTGGCAATCCAACTCGTGTTATCTACAGATCATTATGGGAACGAAAGTTCATGGTATTCTGTGATAACAACCCTTCGATAATGGAGTGGGGGAGCGAGGAGGTTATCATACCTTACCGTGCTCCTGATGGTAAAGTTAGACGATACTATCCAGACTTTTATATTAAGGTTCGTGAAAAGACTGGCAGGATCGCCAAGTACATTATCGAAATTAAACCTAAGAAGCAAACAAAACCACCGAATGACAAGAACAAAAAGACTGCTGCCTACCGTAATGCTGCTCTAACATACGCTAAGAACCAAACTAAGTGGTCCGCAGCGCGTGAGTATTGTGAAGACAGGCAGATGAACTTCTTAATACTAACCGAAGATCACCTAGGAGTATGACAAATGGCAACTGGATTTGGCGCTATACAGCGCAACTCTACGAACAAAGAGACAGGTTATAAAACCCTCTTTGAAAGAGTAAATACTGCAACGAAAGGAGAGAAGAAATCACTCTCTTGGTATCGCTCTGCTGTAAAAGCAGAAGCAAGTAGATATAAGAAGAATTTTAAAAAGTATATACAAGACGAAAGGTCAGACCGTGGAGGTCTTGCTAAAGAACAAGACGCAAATGAACTAAGGAAGTATACAGTGACTGGTCACTTGTATATGTTTGAGTATAAAGCAAAGATGAGATGGTTACCTTACTATGATAG